TAAGAGGCCCCACTTTTTAAGGTGGATTTATACTAATCTTTATTTAAAGATTTTATAATAAAACTATAGTAAGAAAAGCTCGGAGACATCCTCACCTATCACAATATGTGGGACTTGGATACCTAAGCGGTCTACTGTAATCGTGTAATCTTGGCCCGTTTCTATGTATCTCATCCTTCTATCTAGCTTTAAGGTACTAGGGGAAATTTGGATTTTAGTTCCAACTAAATTAAGAGACCCCAAAGGGCCACCCGTACTACCAAGAACTGTTTTTAGACGGTAAGACCCTATATTTGCTCCAGCTGTAAAGGTAAGTACCTCCCCTTCTTCAGCTAAGCCCCAATTTTGAGAGGAGTCTTCAACTGTACTCCCAGAGATAGTGGCCTCTCCAGTTAAACCTGTAGGCGAGGTTGTATATGCTCGAGGGGTGCTATCATCTCCATTTATAAAATAATGGAGCCCTTGAACTGTATACCTTCCAATAGAAAAGCGATCAGTCGAAGCACTTGTTCCTTCTATCCCTCCTGCATTTATACTGTTTTGCCCAGAGGTGATTATGAAAGAGGAGCCTATAGATATATTGCTAAAATCCCTTGTAATATCTTTAAAATAATCCCGTACACTGAGGGTCTCCCCCTCAAAGCCAGTAAGGTTTTTTGCTCCTACACAGAACCGACGAAAATCTTCATAGTGATTATCGGTATAGCTCCAGCTTACTTCTTCAGTAAAGACTCCATCAAAAGCTTCTGTAAACAAATGACGATAATCATAAAGAGTATGTGCAGGCTTTAATGCTCTTAATACAAGACGTATGTTTTCTTGTAGTTTAAATGCATCATCTGGAAATGCATTATCATTTGAAACATTGATTTCAAAGCCAAAAGTATCTTCAGCTCCCCATAAGCAACCTGCACCAAGAGTTCGTGCTTCAATTGCTTTTTCAATTACTTCAAATGTTGCACTAGAGAGTAATGCTAAACCTTCTTCAATTGTAGTTTTAGTTGCCCCTTGTAAAAGGAGTTGAACCATTTGACGAAGAAAATCTCTGTAGTTTAAGTCACCTTTTAGATCCGGATAGCCATCATCTTTTGCATTAGGGAATACTAGATTCCCTAATAGCTGATAGATGAATTCAGGCCTTACATAATCATATGCCCTATCTGCAAAAATCTCTTGAGCAGTAATTTGGAAATCAGCAATTTGTTCAGCAGCAGCTTGAAACTGAACGGTGTAATAAGGGCCTGTAACTTCAGCAAGATAGTTTGAAGGTAAAAGCTGGGAGAATACATCCATTATATTAGAGACTTGATCTCTAACCTTAAGCTTCCTATCTTGAGAGTCTTTCCCTACAAGAGAAGGGTTTTGGACAAGTAAGCCAGGTAACAGATTTTTAGTTGTAGGTGTGGTCATACAAAGCCTCTTTAAATGTATTTACGTTTCTCCATGTGTATTCCCCCCACCATTTCCAATTGGTGTCTAACTTAAAGCAAGGAAAACAAGACATGAATTCAAGATAAGTTAAAGGTCTTAAGAGTATAAGAGAATCTATAGTAGTGCTTTTAAGGGAGTTCGGCTGTATCCAAGAGTATCTTTCTTTATTATCCTCTTTCCAGATCGCTAATGCGAAGGGATTCTGCTTACTCATACACTCCTCCCTAAGACCCTTGACTTATAATCATAATCTTGATCGTAGGTAATCTCAATATTACCAAGAGTTAAAAACCCAATAGCTCCGGGGTCTACGTTTTTAACACCCTCTCCCTCTGCTACGATATATGTGGCAGTATATGCAGCTTCTTGAGGATGCTCGCTAGGCTCTAATGAAAGAAGAACTCGATTCTGAGTTAACTCTTTTCGTTTAGCAACTAGCTGTGTGGCTTTTAGGTCTGGGTTAGTATCAAAAATATAGGTTGCTTCTAAAGTAGCATCATCAGTATAACCTGGAATATTAAGGCCTGTTTCACCAATAATGAAGCATCCACCGGATGCAGAATTTAAAGGCAGTCCTCCTACATTAGGTGCTACATCATAGTAATTTAATACACCTTCGTCTTTATGAACCATTCTAAAGTAATTAGAAGGGCCACCCGAATTTATTGTGGATGCCGTTAAGGGATTCTTAAGTAACCAAGTAGTAACTTGTGAAGTGCTCCAGGCTGTAATCTGTAAAGAGTCTGAGTTTTGGGAAGAGAGGAGACTTTCCCTAAGTATTAATGCATCTTCCCCTTTAACCATTTTGGATAGTGGGGTTATAACATAGCTAACACCATCTACTCCATCTACTATCCTAATTATATCGGAAGGGCGGACAGGCTCACCAATAGAAAGAGCCCCAAAGAATTGAGCGAGGGCTGTCCTTATTAAAGCATCTACCTGGTTAATTGTAACCGTCCTATCATTGCTATTCTGTAAAACAACAACAAAAGTAAGGTCTGTAGGTATCGGAGTAGCTTCTTTAATCAAAACATCTGCTGTGATATGCCGAGTTTGGTTAACAGCTTGTTGTACTACTCCCAATAATACATTAGGTATATACGATACTGTGAAGTTCTCATCATGAGAGTAATCAATAAGGATTGTCTGACCTTCTACAATAGCTGTACCTGCTGTTGTTTGAATCCCTAATGCTGTAGTTGCATTACCTGGGATAAAGGTATAATCAGGTGTTAGAGTGTAAGGAGAATCATACTCTACAGTTCGATCAGAGTTAAACACCTTAACAGTAAGAGGATTAGCCCCCAAGTTGTTAAGGTACTCAACACCATCGAGTATTACATGGTTTTCATTAATTACGCTTAAAGGATTCGGTGACGGCACTGTAATGGTAGGACTATCTACTTGGATATAATCATTTGCTTCAGAAGAGTACCCTAATAGCAAAGGGTCTTCTAATTTGAATAGCTCATATACACTACTATCTAAAGTCCCACTTTCTTGGCCAACAAAACTAACTAGCTCTCTAACGGGCTGCCTTGTAAAGACATAATTATTAGAAGTGCGATAACGATAAGAGCCCCTAAGCTCATCTTGCAGGTATATATCAGTAGGGTCATTAAGACTACTATCTAATTGAATAGTGTTATATGTAAGATAAGTAACATTCGTTAAATCGAAGTTATATCCTTTTGTAACATTTTTGAAATAAATGGCATATACATCTATCTCTAACATTTCGATTAGAGGGTTTTCTACTGTTAAATTTGAGTCTACAGCACGGAAAATAAGATTTTGTATGTCTCCTACAACCTCAAACTGTGCTTCTGTTTTTATTTCAAATGTAAAAGCGAAAGTATCTGTTACTGTACCTAAACTTTCACCTCGAACCCAAATGTCTACTTTCCCACCTATATGTGTTCCAGCTGAGTTTACATCTCGAGCCATTAAGGTGTGGTCAGCATCTATAACATTTACTTGACTTACTCCTGCCACTTCTATTGCAGTCTCTGTATAGCCTTGCATAGTTCCACTGTCTACAGCTGAAAGGGCTCCTTGAGCTCGAAGTGCCAGTTCTCTATTTGTTTCTTCACCCTTTCCACCAAAGGTTGGAGCTTCATTTTGAACCTGTACACCAAGAGGTGCCCGCTCAACGGTACCAATTGAAGGTGCAATATTACCAGTAAGACCAGAAACCTCTGCTTGGATAAATGCCGTTGTAGAATATCTACCTGTTGTAGGGTCAAAAAAGGATCCAGCTCCTGCTGTAGAAATTGAAGCTGGTGATGTTAATAAGAAGTTGACACCACCTAATGTAATTCGTTGACCTAATGGGAAATTAAGATCGGTATTTGGTCGAACCTTCGTAAATAGTGTTACACTACCCTTAGAACGTGCCCCAGGTCGTCGAGACTTACCATAATTTGAGCCCAGCTTATCAAAGGACCCATCTATAACGGCTTGTGTTGCTGTGTCCGAATCAAGGTATAGAGCTAGCTTAAGGGCCTGTTTATATGGACTTTGATTTATGGGGATAGATGACCCTGTAAATCCTGGATCATCTATTGGTAATAAGGTAGAGAAGCTTTGAGCATCATGTAAGAAACCAATAATAAACCGAAGACGCTCCGCCTCGGATGAAAATGGATCAAGGAAGGTATCCCGGATTACAGAACCTGGCTTTACATCCACTTGAGGGCTTGATCTAAAAATACTTAAGACAGTATCTCTTGTAATTTGTTGACGACTTACTGTTGGTAGGGTTCCAACTTGAGGTGTAATTAAAAGAGGGGCTCCACTCACTTCGGGTGAAAACGTGGATTCATATTCCACACCATTTAAATAGTAAATCGCAGTGATTACATAATAAAGAGGATCTCCTGTTGGGATAGCTGAAAATGCTGCATTAGGGATAGCAGGGTTTAATGTGGAGTTGAAAGAAGACTGCCTATCATGTGTAAATGAAAACTTTTGGATTTCAGATACTGATTCTAAGACTAAAGAAGTCCTTAGCTTACTTACAAGCTCACTAATTTCAATAACAGTATAAAAATCAGTTTGTAATATTTCTTCTACATTATCCTCTTGAGTACCTCTATAGACCATAAACAGAGGGTCAGCTGCAGGAGAACCATCAAGATTTGTTTTAATTGAGGCATCTACAGTAAGCTCACCAAGGGCAGTAAAGGCTTCTTCAGTTGCACTTGAAATAGTAAGCGAAGGATTGATTCTGCTATATCCAGCGGTACCTCCACCAGGAGAGGTTGCACAATAAAAGTTGTAACCTTGTACGTTTTCATCATCTAGACCTACAACACTTGTAGTTACTACACGATCAAAACGCTCGATTGAAATCCCAGAAGGTGCCGTTAAAGTGCTTAGAATATCATCTTCTTGGCTTAGCCTAGCATTTATACTTGAAGAGGCTGTTACAGTTCCGTTTGTTAGAATTGATTTAACAAGGATTTCATTGTCCCCTGCAAATAGATTCAAACCTTCAGGAAAAGCAGCGGGGTTCGGGATTGTGAATGAAGAGCCTTCAAAATAAATTAAGTCAGGGTCACTCGTAAAGCTACTCCCTCGAATAGATACCTGCATATCTACAGTATCTGGATCCATCGTGCCTTCAAAAAACCGATAGGCTGATGTGGTAGAGAAATTAAAAATTTCTCGGTATTGTAGGTCAGGACCTAAAAAAGTAGGGTTGAGAGGCATTGTTTAAAACTCCTATGAGCCGATAATTAAGCCATTTGAGCCCATAAGGGCGACCACACCAGGGACAGTAAATACAATTGATAAATTGATAGGCTCACCAGAAGCATTTTGCACAACAACATCAGCAAGGAACGTTGTTGGGTCTTCTTTATGTGGAGCTACATTTATATCTAACAAACTGTATAACCGCTCTTTAGGAGTAACAACTTGATACTGACCTTGCTCTTGTTGTAACTTCTGATAATTAGTTAACGCTCTTCGGATCTCATCTGATACAATCGCAGCTGTTGAACTTAAAGCTTTAGACCCTATCCTTGAAGTAATGGAGGTTCCGTACCCCGGGTGGTAAGGATTAGAACCTTTATCTGTTAAGATTACTTTAAGTGTTGCCTGATACAATAAGTCTTCATTATCAATCAGGATAACTGCACCTGTATTTGTAAAGCGATAGTCATTTTCAAAATGTGTTGCTTTACACCGAAGACATCGATTAACAGGAACTGTATAAGTTACCTTAAAGATAGGTGCGTTTTTAATACGCTCATCAAATCGAGGGAATCGATTTACAATATCGTCATCTCTAACATGTAACCGCCAAGCTGGGTATACCTTTTGCCCTCGAGCTTGCCTTTGTCTGTTATTTCCTGTAGTACCAAAGCCTAACGCAGAGGCAGCAGTACCTGAGATTTTTACAAAGGATTTTGTCCCTACATTATTACTATCTGAAATTACAAGCCGGCTATTTATAGATTCTAATAGGCCAATGTCAAAGCCATTTGCTTTTAATGCCTGTATTACACGTGCAGTTGTCCAGCGGCTTGTACCTGAAATGCTTAGTGCAATTGAAAACAAACCTGCAGAAGTTTCAATAGAAAGCTCATTTTCATTTCCAATTAAATCATATGGCCCAGCTATAGAACTATAGAGCTGGGCGGCTGAATACCACCCCGTCTGAGGTATAAACAATTCATCATTTACAAGAATTCGAACAGTACCTGAACCAGCCACTGGCTGGCGTGTATCCAAAGACCTGTTATCTTCCCCTAATGAAACAACCTCTTCTATTGTTAAATGGGGGCAAGGCCAGGATAAGCGTATATCCGTGCTCATTTAAGACTCCAATTAGAGGCTTTCTCTAATCAGAATTATAGCTCAACAACCTAAGGGATTGCGGCGCTCAGAGGGTCGATCTTCGAAAGTGAAGCTAAGGAAAGGGACTTTTTCACTTGCATTAAAAGAAACAACAGCACCATCCTCTTCTGTTTCATAAAGTAAATCATACATTTCTTGAATTAAGCTAGGAACAGTAAGCCCTGGATTGAATTGTGTTTCATCAAAGCCAGGTAAACCATTTAAGGAGCCTCCAAAGGCCTGTTGAAGAACCATATCCCTTTCTTTAACAAGTTGCTCTCTTAAATCCATTTGTTTTATAATCCGCCACTCTAAATCCTGAACTCTTTCTTTTATGTCTTGGTTAGCCCAATCCCGCATACTTCGCATAAGTGTAACAATATTTAAATCTGTACGAGCTCCTCGTTGTCCTAACCGAGCAGGATAAAAACGATCTACTACAGCATCCCCTCCTGGATAAGCTTCATATCCAGTAGATTCATAAGTAGTGTTACCTTCTGTATCTGTCGTTTTATTTACCTGTGGTTCGTTAGGCTCTGCAGACTTTAAATATACTGTGCCCCCATGTGGATATGAGCCTGCTAATAAAGGTTTGCCTTCGCTATCAAAGCCAGCAATTGCGGTCTCATCGGGGTGCCAGAAAGGAGAAATATCGAAGGGGTTACCTCCCTGAGCAATATATGCCTGTAACAGCTTTTCTAACGTAGAACCAGGAGAGACTGAAATACCTATCCGCTCTTCTGTAAATTGCCGAGCCCCTCCTTCTAACTCTTTAGCACGGTAAAGAACAGAAATAAAGCCTATCCGCTCTATTTCAGCTGTTAAGGTTTCAAGACGAATACCTAAGCCACGTCGGTTCCTTAGTAACCAAGAGCTCATTGCTCTAAAGTAGCCTACAGGCCATCGACTTAATTTGTTAAATGAAGCCATTATGCAACCTCTCTATTATAAAACGTCAGGTTCATCATTCGGCCCAGGTGCTGGAGGTGGTACAGGAATACCATCAACACCAAATAAATCATCACCTGTACCTTGGACAGCTAACCTTTGGGGCTCACCCGTTGTCCCTTTTATTAGTTCATTTAAGAATTGAATAACCACACTTCCAGGGTAAGAAGGGACAACAATAGCTAAACCTGCTCCATAAGCTAGTGGGCTATCTACAGGTTTATTGTCAGCTGAAATGAAATCACTTAAAAGACCGTCTGTTCCTTTGCTGTTAAGCATGACCCCCGAAAAAGAAGGGAGGTAAGGAATAAAACCTAAGATAGCTTGGATTAGTGCGTTAATCCGTTTAATTAATTGCTGAAGCTCAACAAGCTTACCTGTAATAAAATCAATATATGCAAGAATTGCATCTGCTAATGATTTTACCGAGTTCTCTAATGACTGAAGCCAAGCATTTAAGGACTCAAAGAAGCCCTCTAGACCCGGGATAGCATCAAAGAAACGAACTGCAATCCATTCACCATCTAAAGGACGAGCTACTTTAGAAATTGTACCTAATACTAAAGCAGCCTCTCGATAAAGCAGGCCTTCTTGATATGTATCTAAAAGAGAACGTATAAGTACAAAGCCTGCACCCCCCGAAGATTCAGGAGTATAAAAAGTATCAATTCCTCCTAAAGATTGCCTTAAAATATCACTGCTCATCATAAAACAAGGAGACGAATCGGCAGAGCCTATTGAAGAAGTCCTTTCTTGTAACGTTTGTAATACACCTGAAGCTTTTGCAGGAACTAAAATACTTCCATCTTTTAATTTAAAATTCTCATAGAAATAAGAGAGACCTGTTGCAACAAGAAGTTCTTGTACCTCATCCGCTGGGATAACCGTAGGATAATTGTTAGTCTCTCCTTGGATTTCAATAAAATGAGGGCTTCTTAATCGTATTACACCAGGTGTTTGCACAAAAGAGTCTAAATCTTTTGTAGGTAAAGCGCTACACCAAGGATTTTGTACTATTCCAGAAGTGATTGATTTACCAAGCCCAGCAGGAGCCTCTTCTTTAAGGAGCTCAATTTGAGTCTTAAGAGCACTTTGTTGCTGAGATAAATCTGTATTCACACCCAATTCATTTTGAAGCTGGAGCTGCTCTCTTTCAAGCTCTGCTATTTCAATTAAATCAGTTGAAAGGCTTGCATTAGATGTTTTACTAATGCTACTTAAAATTGTCTCTCTTTCAAACCCTTCTGATAATAAACCTTCTTCAGCAGGATCCCCGGCTGCTGCTAGAATATCACCCCAAGTTACAGTCCGAAGATTCTGAGTCTGATTAACAATCAACTCTTCAAACTCTGGGTTAGGCCCTATCCGGTCCCTTAATTCTTGGGCTGCATACTCAACTCGGTTTAGTAGGTCACTTCTAAACTCTAAAGGAGACGCCCCTTTCGCTCCCATAATTTCAATGTAATCTGGATAAACAGACTCGAGAAGAAGCTTAAACTCTTCAAGCCCAGTCCGTTTAAGAGTTACATCTTTAAGAAGCACCTTATTAGCTTTTGCCTTTTCTACAATAGCTGTTCCTTTTATATCTTCCAACTCGTCGACCATTTGAAGGTCGGGCCGGCTAAGAGCTAAAACAACCAATGCAGTTTGAAGGGCCTCTAAGAAAGCTTTTGTATTTGCTTGTGGGAATGATATTTTTTTTGTGGTTGAGAAATTGCTTACCGAGGCTAATCCAGTTCCTTTTGCCATACCTACTTTAAAGGGCAAAGAAGGGGTTGCAGCTGAGATTGTACCTGTTGTTAAATCATATTTATATGGGACAGCTTCTGTAGCAATCTCAGAGGTACAAGAAGCAATCCGTATAAAGAGTGTTGAAGGGATCCCTAGATCCTTTAGCTCCATCTTCCCATCACTACTTGCATTAATTTCAGCATGATGAGGCATATCATCAAAATTAAGTACAAAAGTATTCTCTGAGGAAGCCCAATTTAATGCAGCAGTTGAAAGAGGTACATAGAAAGTATTTTGGAAATAGGTATACGTACCATCTGTTAAAAGCTCTAACGGAATTACATCATTTTTTGCAGGAGATTGAACACCATATACTCGAGCAACTCCATCTTTTACTTTCCCAGAGGTGTCTACATTGCGATTCCATGCTAACTCACTATTGAGCTCTAGGTTATCAAGACCGCCATAAAGTATTATTGGCCTACCTTTAATATCCCGGACAGGACCATAGTCACGAGGTTGCTGGAGTTCGCCTGATTTGCCTTCGACTTGCCCTGCATCCGCAAGGGGCCTATCATACATTAAAGGAATGCCATCAGGCAGAGTAGATACTGTAATTAAAAAACCACCGGGGCCTGCAAAAGCAGATAAGGGGTCTGCAGTTCCTGTACTTACCTTCCAAGTAAGTCTTACTTTATTTGGAGGGGTGTCTCCCCAAAAAGCTAGATCGCCAAGTCCTCTAAAATCATCATCTGAGCCATAGGTTACCTTAGTAACCTGAGGAACAGGTAAGCTACCTTTTGCATCTTCTTTAATATTAAAGAAATCCATTAGCTGCTCGAGGTTTTCGATTAGCTTTTGGATATTTGAAATGTCTGTACTTACATACGTAAAAACAGCATACACATCTGTTAAGGCAGAAACATCTGGGCGGGTGGGGTCTGCCTTATCAGATAACCGAGCGACCATCCTTCGCTCATATTCTTGGAAACCCCCTTTTAAGTCTGTATAAGGGTAATCTAATAACCCATAGTCCCCAGTGATATAGATGCCAGCTTGTCTAAAATCAGCTAGAATCTGTTTTATGATATCAAAAATAGCTTTAATTAGGGCTGAAAGGGGATCTAAAAACGCAAAAGCAAAAGACTTAATTAGATTGAGTGCTGTTATAGCAATATCTAAATAAGCAACTAATAACTCTGCTATTGTGTTTACATCCTCCCTAACCTCATCTAAGAAATCAGGGAGCTCTATTGTTAGAGAGCCCCATTCTCCTTTTACTAGATCAGCCATTAGCGTCCACCACCATGCTTAATACGGGCAGCTGCTTCATGGGCTTCTTCTAGCTTTTGTTGTAAAGACTTTTCTTCCATTTCCAAGAAAGCCTTTAACTTCTCTAGCATAGCAACTTGTTCATCTAAAATGCTAGGTCTAAAATGACGACCTTCTGTCTCTTTCCATGCATTCTCGGCTTTCATTGTTCTGAATCCTCAATAGTTTTTAGCAAGGTAATATCTTGCTCTATCTCATCTAATCGAGTAGGTAGCTCTTTATTAAACCGTTCGATCGCAGCTAATGTCCCCAGGATTTGATGGGTCCTATAAGAAAGCCATACATAACGAAGTTGTCGGAAGTTATCCGATGAATTTAGGATCTCTTCAGTACGCTCAGGGAGTACAGGTAAGACCTCAGCCCCTGTGTTGTCTGTGTACGCAGTATAAGGACCACCAGGGTTCGGATATGCAGGAGTTGCTCCTGTTACACCTTCACCACCATATGGATTCGCTAATGTGGGTGTAGCATTTGTAGGACTCATCCCATCTAAACCAGAGTCTTTTATCCAGAAACGCCTATCTAAAATAGATAAACAAGCAGCATTATTTGTAAAAGGACTATGATCCCATCTACCTACAAATAATTGGCCGTACTCATTAGAGATTAACCCCTTTCCTTGTAAAGGATCATTTGGGTCCCCTAAGCTAGAACAATGCTGGTCTCGTTGGAAAACAAAGTAATTCCCTTGTTTAACACCCGCCCAAATACTTCTGAGCCGTTCAATCCAGGAAAGAATCCTTTCTCTTGTTGCTAGGACAAGATCCAAAGCCTCTGCGGAGTACATTTGGTTAGCCCGGATTACTTTATAACTGAAAGGTCGAATTGAATGAGCAGCATCATCTCCTAAATAACCTTCTTGGTATGAGCCTGTGCCACTTCTTGTTTTTGTTGGCCTTAAATCATTCTGGCCTTCTGTATTACCTACGGGAGGTAAAGTAGTAAAACCAGAGGCATTTACTGTAGGATATACTGCATATGCAATACTCCCTAACGAAGCTGAAGTCTCAGGGAAAACCACTGGTGTGGTTGCATCACCTGCAAAAGAATGTACCGGCTCTACCTTTAATTCAGGGGGAGACGCTTGGTCATTTATCTCTGTGACCCTATAAAAGCCTCTGTTATCATCTAAATAGCTTGTACGGCCTGCTACATATACACCTGAATCAGTTCGTACTGAGACACCCTCATCACCTAATGGTAATGCTCCTTGCTCATCACTGACTGGGTTTGTACCTGCTGGGTCTATAACAATAATATCCCCTCGGCGTACACCTTTGCCTGAGAAAGTCGCAAGCTCTGTAGAGCCATCAATGTTTAAGTCATCTTTAAGGGTATTGACTGCAGCATCATATCCCACAGTGTTTTCAGGGACATAACCCCCTTCTTGGGACACCCAATTAGCATCTGTCTTATAAATTTCTCTATAAGTAACAAGGTCTAGTAATTGATTGCAACTTTGCTCATGCGGTACAGGTGCTTTATTAATCCAGATCTCAAAGCGAAGCCCACCATTATCTGTGAGACCAACACCATATGCTGAGGACTTAACTAAGCCAGGGATAGCTAACTGGATTTCAGAGTCATTTAAAATACCTACAATCTCAACCTGCTCAAGGAATTCACCATTCAAGTCATAAACCCGAAGCATATCCCCTGCAGTAATACCAACATCTAAATCAGTAAAGCCTCCCAGGTTTGTCCCAGAATAAGGATTCCCATCATTCCAAACATCAGGAGCTTGTGCATAAGTAGGATGCACATAAGAGGTATTCCAATCCATTACAAAATTAGAAGCCCCAAGAACCCCAAAACCTCTATCGGTAACAGTATATGATTTTATGCGACCTCTACGGATTTCATAAGCAAAGCGTAATGCCTGGAGATCCTTAAGGCCTTCATCCATAACATTATGCCAACGGCGTACTCTTCGAATCTCAAACACTACTTTTTCAGGGATTGTAACTGCAGCACCTAAATTGTAAGAGGAGAAATCTCTAGCCCCTACATCATTAACCGTTAAGGCATGGGCAGCATCTA